GTTAAAGCATAGATTAATGGTTACTTTCGTAACGTCATTAAAGATTTAATCTTTATAGACCTTAAATCTCTAGAACCATGTTTATCACATGGCTTGAAAAGATCCTGGTTTATTATAATGACCGATTCTTAGCAATTCAAGTACATCTTTTGATGTACTTAAATTGGAATTAAAATTTGATTCTCAAATTTTATAATTAGGTGTTTGTCCACAAGAAGGATATGGATAATTCATAAAGTTATTCTCATTTATATTTTTCAATATATATAATGAATTTCTTCATAATTTATCCAAAGATTGGACTGTTGTTTGATGATTTCTCATCATACTAACAATCTTATCAACCTTCTCAACCCTCATAGATGATATAATATCTATTAAATCAAAATCTTTTGAATTAATAGCTCTTTGCATATCCTTTCGGATTTGCTCAGTTTTATTATATAATCCGTGAGTTAGTGGATGTCCAGAAAGATCAGTAATCTCAAAGTTATCAAACTTTAAGTAAGGATCTAGGAATTCGTTGGCAATCTTAGAAATATCATTACCAGCTTTTTCTGCTTGGGCACCTAATCCTAAGACTAAGAGCTCTCGCATAAAAACGGGAATTAGCTCATCACTAGGTAAAAGATAGTTTTTAATATTTTTACTAATCAAGTATTGTTTCAATTCTTGATTACTAATTGTATTAAAAGCAAATCTTAATACATAGTAAAAATCATATACTATTTTATTAATAGATGAAGATGTATAAAATCTTCTACCTACTTTTAAACCAGTATATAATTTTATGACTAATTCTAGCACACCACCTTTAAAATAATGGTTATTATTATTCATATATATCATAAGTTGTTGTAAAACAACTTGTGGATATTTTATGTTTAGTAATATACCTTTTAAAGGTAATGGACTAATTTCAACACGTTTACAGATTCATCTTTTAGCGAATTCATAAGTATTAAAACTTACGTGAGTTTTCTGTAATGATATATCAACACCTAATTTAGCCATTAAAGCTATATATTTCCTTGCAACTTTATCGTTATTAATAACGATATCATCGCCAAGAATTATATAATCTTTAAATTTTGACAATCCACATAAGTGGGCTGCTCAAGCTACAACTAGATGATGACATAGAGTAAAACAACCCCAAGAGCTATAAGCTCCCATAGGTTGTCCAACTTTATATCTTAATGATGTATCATTATACCGGAAATCTCTATCGACTAAAATATTCTTTCAAGTTTCGGCAAAATCTCTGTTATTATACATAGCAGATATTAGCTTTACTTGTAAGGATATTGGAAATCTATCTGTTGCTGATGATAAATCTATGGATCAGAAACTATTTCCTCTCGGTGATCACTTATTATTAGGATCTTGAGTAAACGTCCTATCTTGTGATAGACTTCTTAAATTATTTAAGAGATCATCATGAATAGGTTTTAAGATCATTTGCGAGTTATAGTCTAACATCGCAATTGGTCTACGTTTTAGCTCAGGATCCCTAACTATACTAATTTTCCCAAGACTTCCTATAACTTTACCAGGGGTCATAAGTCTATGGTCTTTTCATAGTTTTTCTATGAAATTACCAAATAATAACTTATAACTTCCTTCACCTATAAATCTTAGAAAATATTCTAACATTTTTGGAGAAGCTTGTACCATATAAAATAGTGCAAATGGCCCAGTTATAGTAGCTTTACCAAAAGGAGAACCTTTACTACTTATGTAATGAAGGTTACCTCCAAATTTTGGTAATGTCTTGCCTAAATTATTGATTTTAACTCAATCATTAATAAAATACATAGGAATTGAATAATCTTTTCCTTTGTATTCGTTAGTGATTGAACTAAAATCTGGTTTTATTCTACTCTCTTCTAATTTTGTTGGGACTATACTTCTTGTGAAGTATAACAATGTCAGAACACCTCTGATCTTTATAAGATCTTTGGTATCTAACAATTCCTTTAAAAATAAGAATTTTGTAGGAAAACCATTAGTTAGAGAAACCAAATCTTTATTGGTTAAGAGAGGTTTACCACAAATATATCGAGTAATATGAAGTCTAGAAGACTTTATATACTTGATACAAAATGGTAAACCATTTCTTAACCTAAGATTGGTAATTATTAATAAGAATCTTCTAGAAATTTTAGGATCTATTTGGAATAAATTCTTTAATAACCAAATTGTTATTTTAGATTTTAAATCAAATTTCATAGAATATAATTATTTGTCAACGGTTTGGATATCTAGGAAAGATATCACTATATCTTCTCCTGGAGCGATATTAGGCTCCCAAAAAGACAACTCACTAACAAAGTTTCTTATGGATTGGTTTTAAAACCTTGAATCTAGTAATCCTGTTGAAATTATCTCTAGGCTAGATGTTAGTTCGTTATATATCTTAATGATATATAAGGTCATATTGACCCATTAATCTATGCTTTAACAGCA